TTTATGTAAATCTTGTCACAGCCTTGTTGCACATAAAACCAAAATCACTATTGCTTATAATAAATGGCTTTTTCATAAAGAAGGTTATCTTGCTTTACGTTTTCTTACAAATACAGAATTAGATAAACAAGGTACAGAATTAGATTTATCAAATGAATGGGCAGAAGAAGATCATCGTATGCTGATTCAAATGCTTATAGCTCATAAACACGAAATAAAAGATTATAAATTGAGAATCTTGGCTCTTAATCTACAACACGCAGGTATTCCTACTATTAAGACGCTCCCAACTCTAATACGTCTGTAAACTTTTTCACTTTTCAAAGAACTGTTTTATTCTTTATTATAACTTGTGTTCGAACACTGATAAGTAAAAATCACACTTATCAAACTAATATTAGTTAAACTGAAAATTTACTATTTATAGATTCCATTATTTTATCTTTTCACCGTAGCTACTATTATCATTGAAGGTGAACCATTTTCAAAACATACAAAAACATATTTTCCAAATCGCTTAAAATAAAAATCAAAATAATAAACTCCAGCCTCAAGCGATTTTAATTTATTGAAATTTGTATTTACTTTTTCTGGAGAATAACAATGAACTGATGGCAGAGGAACAATAGCTTCTCCGCTCTCAGTTATATAAAATAACCTCTGCCATCCTTTCTCGTAGTTTAGACGTTCGAATCTCATCAAGCAAAATGAGCACCTCCAGCATCAGCAACATCTGCAGCCAGATCATCTATCTTACTATCAAGAATGTCGATTTTCCCATCTATTAGTATGACAGCCGTTTTTATAAACTGCATACCAGATTGCACACCAAGAGCTCCAACCGGAAAATCTTTAGCCATATCTCCACCGTGAACATCCTCTCCGTGAAGTGTCCAAACACCTTCTGCATCTGGAGTAAACGAACCTCCCCAAAGTCGAGTTCCTACAACTTGCGTAAGAGTAGGAGCAGGAAGGACTTCTGTTTTTGTCGGATTCAAAACCTTAACTGTTGGACTTGCAGTAGCCGGATCCCCGTTGCAACGATAAATAAATTCAATCGCTGCATCTTTTTCATAAATCGCTTCTGCTGGCATAATAATTCCTTTCAAATTGAATTAGTTATTATTCCTCATCTTCTTTCTCTACTGGCTCTTCTTCTGGCTCGATTTCTGGTTCTTCTGGCTCTTCATCAAATAAATCTTTCAAACCATTTGCGTTCTCTTGCTCCGCAGCTTCAGCTTCGGCTTCAGGATCCATCTCACCAGAAAGAACGCCTCTACGTTGCTCTTCTCTCAAGAACGTTTCTCTTGTAATCTCACCTTCTGTACGTATCTTCAAGAGCAACTCTTTATCTGTTGCTCCGTAAATTGCAACTTCAAAATCACTGAAGATATCAATCTTTACAGTATCTGGGATATCAATTTTTCGCCATTCGCCAGCCATTTTAACAACTTGCAATAATCCTTTCTCAAGACCTCTTATCCAAGACTGAAGCTGGCTGATGTTTCTACTTTCATCAATTCGTTTTGCCGTAGCTGTACTGAGCGGAGCTGTTCTCATCAATGGTTGCTGTCCAAGTATCTCCATTTTAATTTCAATATCTTCAATATCTTTAGCTCCAGCTTCGATTGATTTTCCAGTATGTTCAACATATTTCAAATCTGATTCTGGATTAGTTGTTAAGAATGCCTTACTCGGCCCGACATCCAAAGAAGCTCCAACCATCTCTTTTGGAAATCCTTTACCAAAAAGAAGTCCAAATCGTGAAATTCGTAAAATATGTCTTTGATCTGAATAAGATTGCCAATGAGCAAGATTGAGCCAAGCTAAATCCATCAACGCAGGCTCTGCCATCATAAAACCAGTTCTATTAGCATAAATAGTTATCAAAGAAATTCTACCGAATGTATGTTCCCCTGAATCTATAAGAGTCCACGTTATTTCTTCTTTGTCATTTTCAGGTTTTACTTCTTTATAAATTTCCCAACCAGTTTCAGTATAGAGCTTTACATAATTTATGTCTATATCACCATATTTTCCTGTCGATTCCGTTATAATTTCTTTCACTCTTATTTGTGTTAGCTTTATTCGTTTATTGACTATCTCTGTTTGCCAACCAATAAGATTAGGAGGATGAATAATATTTAGAAGAACTCTTGCTCCCAACCTCTCTTCATCTGCTTTTGTAAGAGTTGCACCATCTGCAATTTCTGATAGCTCGCTATGATCAACGAAAATATGAGCAATACCATAATTTATCAAATCAGTTAAAACTTCTTTTGCAAAAGTCTCAAAAGACTTACCAGTTGCATCTACATCCTCTTTCAAGTATTCTAATTGCTCTGGTAAATCTGTAAACGAAATAGGATGAGCGAATGGTCTATTTGCAAGTTTATTCAAAGTGTCCCTATACGCATTATATAGTATAGACCGATTTAATCGTTGAAAATATCCTTCTTCTCTCGGCTCTTTTGGAAGCCACTTCTCTCCAGCATCACGCATAGCTTTAGTTCCACCGAGAAGGTCGTGAAGCAGCTCCCAATCTTCAGACATCTCATTATAACCAACACACGGAATCGCTATCTCATTCTCATTAGCCATTCGACTCTTCTCTCAACTACAAATTCTCCATCTGCGTTGCGGATTCTAATAGCTATTATGCTCTTTCAAAAAAGCACGAATACTATATGAAGGAATCACTACTGAAAATTTTGCGTAGTATCCCGTTACAATTCCTACGATCTCAGATCTTACATTGAAAACGGGACTCCCTGAATTTCCGGCTTCAGTAATCGCATCTGTAAAATAAACTTCACAATCCCAATACCAATTAAAAGCATTTCTTTTTAATGTACCTCTTGAAAGGATACCTTTTGTCAATGTACCATAGAACGAATTAGGTGAACCGATTATAAAAACCGTCTCGCCAACTTGCGGATAAGTGTTAAGATTTAATTTAGAAATTTTAATAGTCTTAACATCGTTGGGATCAATTTGTAAAAGAGCCAAATCGTTGAATCTATCAACAGCTATTTTCTTTGCTGGAATTAGCTGTCCATTCAAAAGTTGAAGCTCTATAGTGCCTTCGGCAATTATATTTGCAACGTGATCTACCGTAAGAACGTATTTGGGAGCAATAAAGAAACCAGTTCCTACATTACAGATCTCATTTGTCGAATCATCTATTCTATCCCCTCTTACTAATACTACTGTTGGCAAAACTTCTCGATAAGATTGAACCAACCATTGACCAGAGTTGCACGAACTAAGAATCAATCCCATTACAACAACAACAGCGATCCAATAAATAAAGTTTATGATCTTAGATCTCATCTTCTTGTTCTTTCGGATAGACACTCATATTTCCGCAGTTAAAACACTCTATATCGGATATTCCATCTTCAAAAATACAAGCTGGAGCAAAGTTAAGTTCTTCTGCACCACAAATATCGCAAATGCCAATCATAACAAGCCATCTTTTATCTGCATCTAATTCAGTATTGATCTCCCTCATTGATTCTATAGCATCTAAAGCTTGATCCGGCCAATATTTTTTCGCAAAAACAATAGCCTTTTCAACATCTTGAAATTCGGAGATATATACTGCTCTTTCCATTTTATATCTTATCTTATAATTGCACTCCCTCGTCAGCCGCAGCTCACACTGAGGGAGTGGGAGAAAGATGAAAAGCATCTTTTAGGTTTTTGCTGGTAATCCTCGTAGACCGCGAATAAAGTTCTTTACAATCCTTGTATCAATTCCGCACTCACCGCATTCCTTTTGTAATTTCTCGGCCATCGAAATCCATAATTTTGGATTATCTATCTTAATTTGTTCTATAGCTTCGACAGCAATTCCTGCGACGGTATTAGATAGCTTATATTTACTTTGAGCCTCTGTCAATTTTGGTTTTACTTTCTTGAAGATAGTTAATCCCGTTGCGACGGCTCCTACTGCTATTCCACCCGCAGGACCGAGGAGCGGAGAAAGGAGAGTTAACAAATTAAGTGCTCCTTCTCCTCCTTCTTCGATCTTATTATCCATTCCTGGAAGCAATTGATATTTCGTTGTTCCGTCTTCAGCCTCATAAGCCAAGCATCCAATCATTAAAATTGGAAATAGCATCATCAAAATTGAGAACAGCATAATTATTGAATACGTTCTTTTCGACATCGCACAGACCTCCAATAAGGAATTATCCAGACAGCGATATAGCACGTTGCATAGACCGCCAAAAATATTATTTCCGTTTTCATTCTTTAATCAACCTGTATGACGCTAACTTGATCCTTGCCTGCATCATAACCTACTTTAACATCGTCGACTTTCGAATGTATATGAAAGTTGATATCCCGGATCTCAGCAGCGTCTTTCATACCGGCGACATTATTTGCAACAGTGAAAACGATTTTATCATCCATAAACCAGTCAGTTGTTCCTGCGGTAACGAGGAAAGAAATTGCACCATCATCTGAAGTGTATGCAAGATCTGAAGTTACTCCATTAGTTTGAGCTCCACTCACAGAACCTATGCAAGAAAATACAGCTACTCCGGCTCCTCCTAAAGTCATACAGACTAAAGTCCAAGTTTCTACCACAGCATCTTCGTTTGCTTTTGGAGCACTCATAACTCCATTTCCTGTTCCTGTCACAACAGGAGTAGAAGTCTTAAAAGCGTCCATCTTAGCTTTTAATTCACCATAGTTCATTAGATTATCCTTTCATTTAATTTCTAATTTCTTTTTTATTGCTTTGAGATCTTTTTGTATTTGATTTAACTTTGCCGTTTTCTTCGAACGTATTCTGTGCCTTTGAATATCTATTAAAATGTTCTTACCTCGTCTTGCAGCGAAATATTCATAAACATAATGAGCCAGCTCTAAAGCCAAATGAAAAAATACCAATACTGAAGCAATAATAGACCACACTACTTCTTCCTTCCTTGTCTATATTTCTCAAGAACCACTAATATTTGACTGTCATTCGGTAGAGTTACCTGTTCAGGCATAGGAATTCGAAAATCACAACTCTTCATAATTACAAAATCAATATGAGAACACGAAAGAACTCTTGTGTGCTCATCATATTCTAAAGTATAATTATTACATTTTGGACAACGATAAGCTCTCATTACTTTTTCTTTCTACGTCCTATCATATTAGCTGATCTTAGTTCTGCAGAAGTTAGCTTATTCCGCAGCTCTCGTTTCCTTATACAATAAGAACCGCATCTTTGACATTGTTTTATCTCCGTTTTACTTTCTCCACCACAAGCAGCACACTCCCAAACGATCCGTGTCCTTTTCTTCTTTCGTTTATTTATACTGCGTTTTGCTTTGTAAATCTTTCTCCAGTCTATTTCATCCTCACCATCTATGATACTAAAATAGTGATTCATATTCCTTGTTAAAATTGAAACTGATGTATGCAGCTCCGCACAAATCTCAGCGAGCGTAAGTTTCGCTTCCCTTATTAGCTTTACAGCTTTCTCAAGCGTTGCATCGTTGTAGTATTTTTTATTGTTGACTCTCATCTTTTATCTCATCTAAACTCTGCTTAAAATTTTCCGCACTCTTAACAAACCAATCCTCTGCTTCCTCCATCTCAATACCCGCTATCTCTCTACTGCGAATACCAATCGTTTTATTTACTTTCAAAGGATGTGCAGTAAAACCTTTTATAACGAGCCACTCAATATGACACGTTGTCTGGCTAATCTCAAGGACTTCATTATCCTCTGTTTTCTCAACGAGAATCTCAACAACCTTCCCGCTATCTTTTAACGTGATTAAAATTTTGTAGATCATTGAAACCTATTCCGTAAAGCTAATTCTTGCCAATGAGAAATAAATTCTTTCTGCTTTATATCATCGACAGAACAAGCTGCTAATCTCAATGTTTTACATCCACACGTTTGAATAACTTCATAATGCGGAAAATAACTATCTTCCTTAAAACACTTATGGCTTATTTTGAAAACCTCAGCGAAACGATGTAGCTCTTCTAAATGCTCTGGCTCATCAGTAAATAAATAAAAAATCATACGATGTTGTTCTTCTGCTCTGAAAAATTTTATACGACATTGTCCAACATAGATATTAAGATTGTCCATTTACTTTTTCCCTTATAGATAATCCTACAAAGATTATATTGGATTCAATTAGAAACTTTGACTGCTGAACTTATGCCCTCCACCACACGGAAAATCCTCTGCAATATAATAGGTAAAACCATCCGAGATATGCGTAAGGAGCTTTTCGCTCTTATCTATTTCTCCTGCATCATTACAAGTCACCGATTCGAAATCCCGTATTAGCATTGGACAACTTTTTTTATCCACGATACAGTTTATATAACCATCTGCTGATCTTAATCTGGTATTAGCTGCGTTGATTCTTGTTCTAACAGGTGGATTCCCTTTGGGATAAGCCTCTTTCAATCTAAAAACTGGTGAGAGCTTTGCATCAACAATATCCCAATCTGATCCAGCAACGCCAGATGAGACCTTTGCTCCACCACTTGCATCTCCGTGAAGATAGACAGTACCTTTGTGATGTCTCCAGCGTCGAATCAATTCATCACAAACCTTTTCCGTATTAGAATCTTGCCTAAAGAAAATCTCGTCTATTGCAGCAGTCACAAGACCTCTGTTCTGTCCGTTGTTCCGTACTTGCAACCAATCAGGCGGAGGAAGCTCTTGTGCAATAAGGCAGTTCCCCGGGACTCTGTTAAAATCGTGGCAAAAGATTAACGGATGATTTGGATTATACATTATCCTTTCACCTTCTGGCGGACAGTTGAGTTCTTGATCAAACGCATAATACGTCTTACCCTTAAACGAAACAAAAGCTCCTTCATATTCTTGGGAATAAGTTACCTCATCCACATCTGATCTTGCAGCCTCTGCTTCCTCAGGATTAATCTCGGCAGTTGTCCACGTAAAGATATCCCAATCCTTTTTGCTCGCAACGTCTTGCGTCAACTGGAAATAATGGTTCCTCCCTTCCGGGACGCCAATTAGATCCGCCCATCCTGGACGGCCAAGCGTAGACAACGCAGGACGAACGTGCTGAGGCCAAACGTCTGCTTTGAAATTTCCATACTCATCACCAACGAATCCATCGAGAGGAGGTCCTTCTATCCGTTCTGGTTTGTCAAGACCAGCAACTTCAATCCTTGCTCCGTTTTGCAGCAAAACAACTCTATAAGATAATGAGATAGCTCTGCTCGCAGGACTTTTCAAAGCCCATCGTGGAGTCATTGCAAGTAAATCGTCCCAAAAGATCTTTACAGCTTGCGTATGAGTAGGAGCACCAAAAACGTATCGTCCATCACCGAGAGTGCATCTAATAGCTCTCTTGATCATTTTTCGTTTACTGAGCTCTGTTTTTCCACCTCTACGTCCTGCGTGAGCGATATTAAATCTCGCCGGAGAACTGTAAAACCTAATCTGTTCTTTGTGCGGAACAAGTGGAGTCCATCTTGGAGTTAAGATTAATTCCATTTATCCACACCTCTATTCACTTGTCAAAGAAACTTTATCCATTTGTGGAGCTACTTCTGTTCCGTCAACACTTGCGTCCATCTGTTTTATTGCCTCAGCAACTCGTAGAGCGTATTCACTGGGATCTTCTTGAATTCCCTGTTCCACTCCCGTATAAACTGCTATCATCTCAAGAGCTTTAAGTTTATCACGGCACTTCGCTTTTCCACCAAGAATAATCTCAAGGAATTGAATAATGCGTCCCTTGTATTCATTAGGATCTATCTTAAGATTTTCTCGTATTTTTGCTTTAGCTCTTGAGATTAGAACGCTAATCGTTACAGAAGATATAAGGCTTTCCAATTCCAATTCTTCCGTAAGTGCCTCTCTAATCTGCTTTTTGCTTTTGAATTGTCCCCAGAGCTCCACAACACGATCTAAGATATTCTCATCTTCAAATTCTAATGGTAGATCACCTATATCTTTATAAGACTTTGCACTCATTGGAATTCCGTTCCATAATCTACGTCCTAAGAGTTGCTTTGTAGAGTTGTTCTATTTCTGTTGCTATTTGAAATGAAAACAAAATTTGTATCCATTACCTACCTACTGTTTATTATAATACAGTAAGACTGACAATGCAAGTGAAAAATGTAGCCTTCCAAAAATTCCTTAAGACAAGTATTATACTGGTCTTATAACAATTTATCCTTTTGTAAATATCTTCTATATCTATTTTTATTTTTTTCATAAATTCCTAATCCATTATTACAACCAGGACATAAGAGACCTCTAATTTTATTAGTCTTATGATCGTGATCTACGTGCAATCTATTTTTGAATACTAATTGATTTCTCCCACAAATTGCACAACAACCTTTTTGAATCTTGAACAATTTTTTATATTGTTCTATAGTGATTCCATAATTAATCAATAATGAAAATTCTGAAGCTGCACTAAAAATTAAATATTCTTCTCTTAATTTTCCTTTTCGTTTTAACTTTTTATCTCGTCTTTTTTTAGGTTCTGATTCTCTTCTTTGTTTTGCTTCTAATACTCTTTGTTCTGCACGTCTTATCTTCTCTCGTTCTTTTCTTTGTTCTGCTTCTAATCGTCTACGTTCAACATTTGCTTTTCTACGAGCTATGAAAAACGAATGATTTTTATAATTTTCTCTCATCTTTATCACTCTTTCTCATTTTAGATTCAAATGCTTCTTTAACCATTGTCTATTTCTTTGACCATCTTTCCGCATTTTATTCTGTAATCTAAAGTTAAGATCTACGATCCATCGTCCAAGTATAGGAAACACAATCTTAGAAAGGATCCATCCCATTAAAATTAAAGCTAAAACGTATCCCGTTATCATATATATTCTAAACGTCATTAGAACTCTTACCATTTTTGATCCTCCTTCTAAAATTAAAGATCATTTACCTACAAAATTTATAGAAACGTGTGAAATTCTCGCACGTGCGGGAATAAAGTTGGAATAGATAGTA